CTCATTACCAAACTTTTCGCCAAGATAATACTTCATGGATTGCTCTCTTTGAGAAGAGAGTTCTGTATTGAAGTTTCCTGAAGCAGACTCTATTTCAGTGCTTAGTTGAGCAACTAGCTCATCTTTGGTCATTTTTTTAGCCATTTATTTTCCGTACCTATTTTTAAATTTTTGAGCTGCTGTTCTTTTTCTTTGCAGATTGGATGGTTTTTGTCCTTCTTCTGTTTTAATTTTGTAAGCATTACCTGTTTTTTCTTGCTGTTTTATTCTTTGAGATCTTTCCGTTTCTTTCCCAACAATAGCTCCTCCTGTAAATCCTAATGCTACTTTTCCTGCTGTTGATAATTTTTTATCTATAGAAGACATATTAGGTTTTGTTTTTGTCATTCCAGACATATTACTGGCTAGAGTGTTTCTTCTTTTAAGAAAATCTGAAACCCTTGCTCCTGGAACTACACTTGTAGCTTTATCTATCCCAGTTTTAGATTTTGCAGTTTTTAAACCTTCTTTTTTTAGTTTTTTAGCAGTTCTTTTTGCAATTTCTTTTAAAGCTGCTTTAGTTCCCATTTTCCTAAGTTCGTTCATTGTTAATGTGTAAATTGCTGCACCTATTGGCCATACCATAATGTTCTCCTTATACGACTGCAACATCAGGGCCTAATCTACCCTTGTCGTTCCATCGTGATCCTTTAGTTGTTGAATGTCTAAGACTCAATGCTGCATATCTTGTAGCCGACATTAAGTCATCTTTAAGTTTAACCAGTTTCCCATCTTTACGATGATACATTCTATACTCCTCAAACCAGTCATAAAGGGTATTAAATACTTTAAATTTTCCGTGTTCCATTCGGTCTAACATATCCATCAATCCTGCTTCAACAGAGTTTCCACCCTTTTTCTGCCCTAATGCAGGGGGATTTTCAAAGTGAAACGGCAACATATTGACATAAGCATCTCTATATTGCTCGGCTAGGGTAATACCACTTCCTTTATCGTGTTGATAACCATCATGTGGCCATACTATAGGAATCCAATCAGAACCTTCTCGTTCATTAATATGAGAGCCGTGATGAGAAGGTATTTGTTTAGCCACTCTATAGCAGTCATAAACGTATACAATATCCTGATCTCTATCCCAAGCTAACCATACTACGGCAGTAGGGTGATCGTAACCAAAATCTATTGCTGCTATTCGTGCATAATGGTTGGGTATCTTAAAAGGCTCGATAGCCAAATTATCCTCATCTATAGGAAATACTAGCCCCGATCCAATCATCGGTATCCCTTTAGACCTCATTTCTCTCTCGTGTGGAGGTAATGCTGCTAAAATCTGTTCTTTCATATCATCAGTTAGGTGATGTGCATCTTCCCAACCTGCTGTTATTAATGCCTGTTTAGGTCTTAAATCTGATGTAAAATTCTGTACTACCTCAGTCATACCTGATTCAGGAGTAAAGGTTAAATAAACCGCTCCCTTTTTATCAAGAGTTCTAGTAATACATTGTGAATATATCTCTCTGGGTGGTTCTTCATCGAGCCATACCAGATCAATACTTTCCCCCATAAATTTTTCACTACCTTGTTCGTAAGCCTTAAAGGCAACTCTAGACCACCCACCTGTGCTGTGTTTTACAAGAACCGAAGAATGTGCGTTAGGCACACCTGGTTTCCTTGTTGCTTCGCCAATGAGATGTTTAGGAATTGATCCTTTCCCTCTTTCTCTGGGGTTATCTGGTTGCCCAAATAATTCTTTTTGACAGATATCTCTTGTGGTTTCATTTGATGCCCCACAGACCCATGCCCTAATAGGCTCTTCAAACCGCCTACCTTTCCACCAATCTGGGTACATACCTGTTAGGTGTAAAGACATCTCCATAGCGCCCACATAACTTTTTCCTACCCTATTAGCCGCCATTAGAAGTCTTTGGTTAGTATCTAACCCAGCTTCATGAAATCTCTTCTGGAAAGGATAAGGCTCGTAGTAATTGAGTTTATACTCTTGTTGTCTTTTCTTTAGTGTATTAAGGATTTCCTCAACTCTTTTATTGTCTTGCATAATTTAAAAGCACTGATAAGGGTAATGTCTTGGAGGACTAGTGATCCGTTATCAGCACTCGTTTATTCATTTTAATTTAAAGACTATTATCCACTTCTAATTTTATATGATTTTTTGAGCAATTGTCAATTTAAATCGCCACCAGATTAAAACTTGTATCTATTGCCTTTAATTATGACTTGGCTTTACTACGCATATAAGGGGATGCTTATGGACTTGATATTTCCCTCCATAGCATGAATGAGTCTACGCCAACAGACTCTGGTGTGGATTGGGGGTGTCGTATATTTGGCTTTGTTGTATATGAATTTGTAGGAATAAAAGGCTCTTATATCTATTTTATGAACTTTAAATAAATATAATGATCAATAGTAGTAATGATAATTAATAATACTTATATGATAGTCATTATAGATTCATATAGCCCCTTAGATAATAATATAATAATAATATATATGAATGAGTTAGTTATAACATGGCTACTATCCATTTAACTATCTATCAATTAAGAATATATTATTATAATTATCTAATAGTATTGCGCCTACTAGTAAAGTTTAATAATGTTAAGTAATAGAAGGCTTTTAAGGATCTAAACCAGTGCGGATTTTTAATTGGATGTGTATAATAAAAAACCTCTATTAATTGCTTAATAGAGGTTCTTATTTGTTTTGCTTAGTTATTTTATAAAACTAATACCAAACATACTAATGGTATTAAAGTTATCATCAATAAAAAATGTCTTTCATTTTCATTAACCCATTCTTTATAACATAGTAAAAAATATATACTTACCATCAATGCAAATAAGAATGTAAAAAAATAAATTTCTAATCTCATTATTTAACCCCTCCATCGAATGGCATTGCTACGACTGTATAAGTTGTTTCTTTGTTTGGTTCTCTATCTGCAAAATCTTTAGCTATTAAATTAGCTAGATTTAAATCATTATAGAATTTGCTGCCTTCTATATTTACAGTGTTTGACCCATCACTCCATATATATTTCTTAATAATTGCATAAGTTTTATTTATATTAATAGTCATTTTTTGATATCCTCCAAGATATTGTTAAGTTAAGTATACCAGTTAATCCAATAAAATCATATATTCTTTCGGGTAGTGTTCTCTAAAATATGAAATAGCGACTCCCATACCTTCATATAATCCCATAGACTCACAACCCATTATATAAGAATACAAGCCTTCCGCCTTTGGTGTTAGCTTTACACTTTCACCGCTATACGGATTTTTTACAATCAATAGCGGGTGGCCTTCTTTTAATGTGTCCATCTTTTTAAGTATAGTTTCAATTTTTACCATGTTTTTATCTCCTTTAGTGTTTTAAATATGCAATGTTTGGAATATCTTTGTTCCAACATGCACGACATTTTTTACATTGGTTGCCTTGCTTACTAGCCAAACAAAGATAATCAGATTTAGTTATTTTTAGACTAGAATCTATCACAGTTGATGTTAATAATGGATCTAGAACTTTAGGCGGTTTACCATTAATCATGGCTGCGGAAATTCTAATAATTAAATTCTTTGGAAGTTGTCCAG